GAACGAATTATCAATGAGGCGAAGAGGATTTTTAATCCTTCTCACCTTACTGAGAAATCGTATCGTCTTGCCAGAAAATATCTGGACAAGATGCAAAAGATTTTTATTCATCTTAAAAAAGATGTTTATTCATTCCTTAGCAAGTTTGGATATAAATTTCAAATTGATTTTGATTTTTTATTCCACTTGTCATTTGGGGTATATAGATTGGTTTGTTATGATAACAAATACGATCTTATGATGACATTAATATATATCATCAAAACTTTCTTGGGAAATAAAGTTTGCCATTTTATGGATTTAATCTGTACATGGTGTAACAGTTTCTTAGACACTTTAATGTCTATAGGAAAATTTAAAAGTGAGGCTATGCCTGACTTTGAACCAAGAGTATCTTTCACTAAATGGTTTGACATTATAGTTGAAAGTAAGATAGTCGAATCATTGAGACAATTAGTTCTCAATTTGGTTGGACTCAAATTTTTCAATAAAGAAACTTCAGAAAAATTTGTTAAAACACTTGGAGCAGCTAGACCAGTAAGTTTAGTTGAAATGTGTAGAAACATTCTTCAATCCGTTGAAGAATTTCTTATGTTTGCGGTAAATTACCGTAAGACGGGTTCCTTTATGGAAACCCTTGCAGCTAGAGATCCTGTTGTAGCATTTTTAGAGAAGACTTATGTCTTAACTCTACAAGCAAAGAATGTCTATATCGGAGATGATGCCAACTTTAAGAAGTTGTCAGAACTGCGAGGTGAAGATGAAGCTACTGAAGAAGCAAATTCAGTTAGCATAGCCGCTAAAGATTTCATTATGAAATTGCGGAATGCAGTAATAGAAGGCAATAATATTGCCGCTGCAAGAAAGGTTAATCCTGCCTTTAAAGCTAGGATGTATGCACTTACAGAGCTTTTGCAAGATTTAATGCAGAAGATGCGATCAAAGAATCGCAGAGCTCCTTTTGGACTAATACTCCATGGAGATCCATCTATTGGTAAGTCTAGTATTTTAGTACATATTTATAAAGTATGGGCTAAATACAAAGGTCTTGAGTATTCTCGAGATCTTGTTTTCGATAGGAATCCAAAGTCCAAATACTGGACTAATCATGATCCTATCTCTCAACCAATTATTCATTATCCTGAACTTGGTTCTATAGCGTCTAATATCGTTAAGACCAAAGGAGATGAAACTATTGATGAGATGCTTATGGTAGCAGACACTCAACCGTTTTCGGCTGAGATGGCTGTTGCTGAAGAGAAAGG